TTATCAAACCATGATCGATAATGGCATAGCTAAAGAAGTAGCAAGAATGGTTTTACCTTTGACAACTCAAACAACCATGTATATGAAAGGCTCTTTAAGAAGTTGGATTCATTATATTGAATTAAGGACTCAAGAAAATACTCAAAAAGAACATCGATTAATTGCTGATGAATGTAAAAAAATATTCATAGATAATTTTCCAGTAATAGCAGAGGCATTAGAATGGAAGAATTAAACGTCTTTCAAGTCCTTACGGACTTAGGATATAAATTGAAAGACCATGGTAAAGAGTATCGTGCAAGACCTTTATATAGAGATAGTGATAACGACACAGTATTAAAAATAGAAAAAAATAGCGGTAATTGGTTTGACTTTAAACAGAACATAAGTGGCGATTTAAATTCTTTAGTTAAGCTTACCCTAAAATTAGATGGTGTTGATGAAGCTAAACAATGGCTTAAAAATAAAAATTTCATATCCCAACTTCCTACTAATGTAGAAAAGCCTTTAATTAAATCTACAAAAAATTTTGATATATCTATTTTAGATAGGTTAGAGGTTAGTCATGACTACTGGATGAATAGGAATATAACTCAAGAAACTATATCTCAGTTTAAAGGTGGTGTAGCTAAAGCTGGCAAAATGAAAAATAGATATGTTTTTCCTATTTTCAATTTGAAGAATAATATTATAGGATTTTCTGGTAGAGATGTTACAAATATCTCTAAGATAAAATGGAAGCACCTTGGAGAGAAGAGTGATTTTTTATATCCATTGTTTTTAAATCATTCTATATTACAAGAGCAAAGAGAAGTTATTCTGGTAGAGAGCGTAGGAGATATGTTAAATTTATGGCAAAACGACATTAAAAATGTTTTAGTTACTTTCGGTACTAGTCTTAGTCTACCCATATTAAATCAGATGCTTAAATTAGATATTAAAAAAATATATATCAGCTTAAACAATGATTCAAATAAAAATATGGCAGGAAATATTGGCGCAGATAAAATCTACTCTAGACTCAAAAGATATTTTGATCAACGACAACTTAAAATAGCTTTACCTATCAAAAAAGATTTCGGAGAGATGACAAGAGAGGAAATACTTCAATGGAAAAAAGCTCTTTAAAAGTTTTATCAGCCTCTAGAATTAAGACTCTTGAAACTTGCTCTTGGGTCTACTGGAATAATTATCATGATAAAATTCCTCAAACCCAGAACGAAGGAGCTTTGAGAGGCACAATTTGCCATACAGTTTTTGAATTACTATTAAAAGAAAGACATAAAAGACATTATGATATTATCATTAAAAATAATTCAATTAATGGTAGCAAAGGCATATATAAATTAGTTAAAAAATTATCATTGAAAGTGGGTTTGGCTGAATCTAATTATGAACTATTAGATGAAATGATACTGGTGGGCCTTAAAGAAGATTTCTTTGGAGAAAATGGAAAGATAGTAAAACCAGAGTATGCATTTAATATTCAAAATGACCAGCCCAAATATCATATCCGTGGTTTCATGGATAAACCCATTAAAATCAAAAAAGAAATGCATATAATCGACTACAAGAGCTCCAAGTATAAATTCAGAGGAGATGAGCTAGAAGCCAATATTCAAGCAATGATGTATAGTCTAGCCAGCAAAAAGCTTTGGCCCAAATTAAAACCCATAATCAAATTTCTTTTCCTTAGATTTCCTAAAAAGCCTACTCAAGAACTTTCATTTAATGACGAACAGATAAAAGGTTTTGAATATTATCTAGAACACATTAATGAATATATAAATAATTTTGATGAAAATAGTGCAAAGGCCAATTTTGCAGTAGATAGCCAAAAGAATAAATGGATGTGTGGGATAGGGTCTTGGGTTTGTCCATATAAAGCTCCTTATGATTATTATGTTAAAATAAATGAAGGCGGAGAAATAATAGAAACCAGTCTAAAGAATGATTTCAAAAATATTAATGGATTTAAAATAGAAACAAGAAAATATGAAGGATGCCCAAAATTCAACAATAAACAAGAGAATACAAAGAAAGATAGTTTTTTAGATTGATTTTTTAGAAAATTGCTGTTAAGCTAATATAAATGATACCGTTGTTTAAATCTCACTATTCTTTAGGTAGGTCAATCTTAACTCTTGAAGATAAAGATGAAAAAGATAATTATCCAGATTCTATTATCCAAATCTGTAAAGAAAACAAAATTAAAGAACTTTATCTAGTAGAGGATAATATGTCTTCATTTTTAGAAGCTTATACGAATTGCAAGAATAATAATATTAAATTAAATTATGGACTAAGAATTTCAGTTACAGAATCCATGACTGATAAAACTGATGAGTCAAGAGCTAAAAATTCCAAATTAATACTTTTCTTTAAAAATAAAAAAGGTTACGAATCTTTAACTAAATTATTTAGTATTGGGGCAAAAGATGGTTTTTATTATGAGCCTAGAATAGATTACGCAACAATAAAAAATAATTGGTCAGATAATTTAATTATGGGTATTCCATTTTACGACTCTTTCATATTTAATAATACTTTAAAAAATAGCATATGCGTTCCTCAGATAGACTTTACAAAACCAGTAGTATTTATTGAGCAAAATGAATTACCTTTTGATATTATTATTAGAGATAAGATGTTATCATTTGCAAAAAAGAACGAACTAGAAGTTTTTAATGCAAAAAGTATTTATTATACTGATAAAAAAGACTTTAAAACATATTTGACCTTTAGATGCATAAATAAAAGAAGCGTCTTAAATAAGCCAGACATTGAACACATGAGTAGCAATGAATTTTGCTTTGAAAGTTGGAAAAATAATAAATAATATGAAAATTCAAAATCCAGAAGTGATAGTAAATCAGTATGGTAATAAAGCGAGACAAATACAAAGTAGAGAAGACAGATCCTATGATTATAAAAATATGCTTTATGATGAAGATAGCCTTTATTCAATTGATGTAGATTTAATGTGCGTAAAATATGAAAGACCTGGAGAACCAACTATTGTTGCTGGACTTGAACTTACTTTAATAAATAATTATCAATCAAGATATGATGTAGAAATGATAGATGATCAAGAATGGAAAACTACTATTGAAATTAGACCATCACTTAACTTTTTTAAATCAATTGTTACACGATACAGAAATCAGGGGCAAGGCAAGTTGAGCGTGTTTATTGCAACTAAAGCAGGCGCACAATCTATTATTGTAGCATTTTCTAAAGATTTAATGCATTTTTATCTCTACAATTTAACTAAAGATAATAATAAATGGCTCTATCAAAATAAGATATCTCATCTTCGATGGCATTATAAAATAAGAGATCGAGCTATTCCAGATGATTTTCACGAAAGACATAAAATCTTGAATAGAAAGCAAGAATCATTTATAATTGAAGTATAATATATGGACGAACATCTTTTAAGATATAATAAAAATAAAACTTTAGTTTTCGTAGATTGCGAAACATTAAATCTTTGTTTAAACTTTTGTCATAATCTACCTTGGCAAATTGCTATGCTTAAGGTTAAAGGCGATAATAAAATTGATCAAAAGAATTTTTATTTAAAATGGCAAACAGATTTAAAAATTAGTGAGGACGCAGCGAGAATAACAAGATATGATCATAAAAAAGTTCAAAAAGAAGGGTATGACCCCAAAGGAGTATTTCCGACTATTAAAGACTGGTTAGATAATGCAGATTATATAATTGGTCACAACACTCTTGGATTTGACATTTATCTTATAAAAGAGTATTATAAATATATGGGTTGCAATTGGCATCATCTTGTGAATAAATTTATCGATACAAATGCGGTAGCCAGAGGCATAAAATACGAGATGCCTTACGATTCAAAAGATAATTTAATCGAATACCAATATAAAATTCTTCATACCAGAAAAAAGAATGTTAAAAGTTCTTTAACTTTCCTAGCAAAAGAAAATGGCATAGAGCATGATTACGAAAGTCTTCACGACGCAATAAATGATCTTGATTTAAACTTAAAGGTATGGAATAAATTAAAATGGCAGATCGAGGTATAAAATGGCTTCACTAGATAATGTTTACGATACTATACAGAAGTTAGAAGACTATGGTATAGAATATCTTCTTATAACTATAGAAAAAGGTAAAAAGAAAGGTAAAGCGGATGTATTTTATAGCTTAAAAGATAGAGCTTCCATGAAAATCTTAGCAAGAGGACTAGATGTTTTTAATCAAGAAATAGATAAAATTGAAAAAGAGCAAAAGGAAGACGAAAATGAAGACTGATAATTACTGTAATAGCAAAGATTTTTCTGATAAGTTTGAAGATACAGAGCTAGATATTCATGGAGTTAGATTACCTGAGTTCGAAATTGATTTAGCATCTAAAAGACATTTAGGTATTAGCGAGGACTCATCAAATTATGATTTTTTAAGAGCTTTAGCTTTAAACGGATTTAAAACTTTAAATATCAATAAATCCGATAAGAATTATAAGAAATATGTTGATAGAGCGAAACATGAATTAGATACTTTAAAAGAGTTAGGATTTATTGATTATATATTACTAGTATGGGACGTTATACATTTTTGTAAAACTAGTGATATTCCAATAGGTTTAGGTAGAGGTTCGGCTGCTGGATCTTTAATATTGTACTTGGTAGGTGTTACTAGAATCGATCCAGTCAAATATGATCTTTATTTCGAAAGATTTATATCCAAGATTCGTGCTAAAAAGCAGGTTGTTGATGGGATAACGTATCTAGATGGTAGTTTAATGTGTGATGTAGATTTAGATATTTGTTATTATAATCGTCAAAAAGTACTCCAATATTTAGAAAATAAATTCAAAGGGAAAACTAGCAAAATATTAACCTTTAATAGCTTAAGTGGAAAATTGCTTATTAAAGAGTGTGGCAAAATCATCGCTGAAAAACCAGAGCAAGAAATGACAATGATATCTTCTTTAATTCCTAAAACCTATGGTCAAGTTAAGGATATCTCAGAAGCTTATCAGGAAGTTGAGCAGTTTAAAGCTTGGTGTGATGAAAATAAAGAGACATACGAGATAGCTCTTAAATTGCGAGATTTAATTAAAAATAAAGGGGTTCATCCTTCTGGAGTACTACTTTCTTACTATGATTTAGAAACAATATGTCCAACAGAATTTTCTTCAGATAAAGAGGTCGTATCTAGCTTTGATATGAATTGGGCAAGTGTTTTCAATATAAAATTAGATATCCTTGGCTTAAGAAGTGTTTCTGTCGTAGATAATGTTTGTAAAAGTATTGATATAAAAATAGAAGATATAGATTTAAATCATGAGTCTATTTATAGAAATTTACAAGATTTAAAATCACCACATGGTTTATTTCAAATTGAAGCCGAAACCAACTTTAGAGTATGTCAAAAAGTTAAACCAAAAAACTTAGAAGAACTTAGTGGCGTTCTTGCTTTAGCTAGACCTGGAGCACTTCAATTCGTAGATAAATATGCAGCTCATACAAATTATCAACAGTCAGAAAGTATTCATCCGTTCTTTGATGAAATTTTAAAAGAAACTGGCGGAGTTGCTTTATATCAAGAACAATTAATGAAAATGGCTAATAAGATTGGCTTTACTTTAGACGAAGCAGAAATCTTAAGAAGAATCGTGGGTAAAAAGAAAACTGACGAGATTAAAGCTTGGAAAGCAAAAATTGAACAAAAATGTAAACAAAATAAAATTCCAAAAGAAGTTAGTGAAATTCTTTGGAAGATTCTTGAAGATTCTGCAAATTATAGTTTTAATAAATCACATTCTATAGCTTATGCTGGACTAGCAGCAATCACAATTTATCTTAAGTTTAATTATCCTCAACAATTCTTTTTATCATTATTAAAAATGAGTAGAAATGAACCAGATCCAATAGGTGAAATATCTAAGATCCAAAAAGAAATGCATAACTTCGGGATCAAGCTTCTTCCTCCTCATATTATTAAATCAGAAATGGATTTCTCGATTGAGGATAAAGATATTAGATTTGGTCTATTATCAATAAAAGGTATTAGCGATAAGTCAATAGAAAAACTAAATAGCTTCAGAAATAAATATTCTAATAAATTTGAGATATTTGAAGCAGCAGAAGAAGCTGGATTAAATATTGGAGCATTATCTGCATTAATTCAAGCTGGCGCACTTAGCGGTTTTAATCAATCAAGAAGTAAAATAGTATTAGAGGTTCAATTATGGAATATGTTAACCTCTAAAGAGAAAAAATACGCTATATCATTTGCAGATAAATTTGATTATGATCTAATTAAAATCATTAAACATCTCAATAAATTTACTGATGAGAAAAATAAAGTAGTTATTAAAGACAATAGACTGAGCACTATTAAAGAAAAGTATACTCCATATTTGAGCATATATGAGCAAAACAATAAAAGTGAAAGCTTTGCTAATTGGTATTACGAAAAGAAACTTCTAGGGTATACTTATAATAAAAATCTAAAAGATATCTTTGCCGAGAAAAGAGAAAATCTTAAATATGTATCTGATATATTAGACGAACCAGTAAATTCTAAAATAGCTTTAGTTGGTCAGATAGAAGAAGTATTCTCTGGCATATCTAAGAACGCAAAAAAGACAAGGTATGTTAGATTAAAGATATCAGACGAAACAAGCACAATTAGCGTATTAATATTTAATGATAATATTGAAACAAATAAACTATTAAATGATAGAAATTTTGAAGAAGGAAACATTGTAATAGTTAAAGGTTCTAAAAGAGATGATTGCATATTCGGTGATTTAATAGCTATCCAAGATCATGAGATATATATGAAATTAAATGATTTAAAAAAGATAGATAAAAATAATTGACATTTTAAATTATAAGTAGTAACATTAAGTAATATGATATCATTTTATAAACCAAATAGTAAGAATACAGGCACAGCTTGTAGTTTCAGCGTAAATTCAAAAGATAATTCAGTGTGGGGATCATTAATCAAGCAAAGTTCTTGGAATGATGCTAAAAAGATTGGATCTTTCTCTGAAAATCAAAACAATCCCAACAAAAGTGTTAAAGTTAAATTTTCACTAACAGAGGCTGCTGGACTTATTGACTCTCTAGAAAGAAACACGGAATTTTCAGCTTATCATACTTCCGAGAAACAAATAACAAAAATTAAATTAGCTCCTTATATTAGAGACGACAAGCAGGTTGGTTTTTCATATAGTGTAAATAAAGAAGATAAACAGAACATAGAAAATAAACAATCATATTTAATTGGTTTTTATTTTAACGAAGCAAGGCTATTGAAAGAGTTTTTGACGTATTCTTTAAATTCTGTTTTTGAAGCTCAAAGAATTGAAGCTATAAAGAAAGCAAAAAATTCACCAAAAGAAACCAAAGAAGTTAATGCGGCTGATCAAGAAGATAGCGAACTCTGGTAATGGAACGAAAAAAGAAAGTTTTAATACAAACAGACTTTTCTTTAGCCAAAACAGGCTTTGGGAGAAACGCTAGAGCTTTACTTAAACATTTATATTCTACAAATAAATATGATTTAGTGCATTATTGCTGCGGAATGAGTTATGATCATCCTGAATTTAAAAAAACCCCATGGAAATCTGTAGGCTCACTTCCTAATAATCAACAAGAACTAGATCAACTCAATAGAGATCCAAACTTGGCAAGAATTGCTAGTTATGGCGCTCATTTTATAGATAGAGTAATTAACGAAGAAAAACCAGATGTATATTTTGCAGTACAAGATATATGGGGAGTAGATTTCGCTATTGAAAAATCTTGGTTCAATAAAATTGCATCAGTAATTTGGACAACATTAGACTCTCTTCCTATTCTTCAGTCAGCAATAACAAATGCTCCAAAAATTAAAAATTATTGGATTTGGAGTAATTTCGCTACTAAAGCGATGCATAAACTCGGATATAGTCATGTTAAAACCGTTCACGGATGCTTAGAGGATAAAGATTTTTATAGGCTTTCTGATTTCGAAAGAAATCAATTCAGAAAGAAAAACAATATTCCACAAGATGCATTTATCGTAGGATTCGTATTTAGAAATCAATTAAGGAAAAGCGTGCCAAATTTATTACAAGGATATGCTTTATGGAAAAAACAAAATCCAGAAATCAAAAACACCTATCTCCTCCTTCATACTCATTGGGGTGAAGGCTGGAACATACATAAACTTGCAGCAGAAATTGGAGTTAATCAAAAAGAAATATTAACAACATATGTATGTAAAAATTGCGGAGAATATGAAGTAAAACCATTTATTGGACAAGATTTAAACTGTAAATATTGTGGAACAGAAAAAAGCCAGACTACAACAAATGTTGGTTTAGGAGTAACTGAAACTCAACTGAATGAAATATATAATTTTATGGATGTATATTGTCATCCATTTACAAGTGGTGGACAAGAAATACCAATTCAAGAAGCTAAACTTACCGAACTAATTACTCTTGTCACGAATTACAGTTGTGGAGAAGAAATGTGTGAACCAGAAGCCAATTCATTGCCCTTAGAATGGACTGAATATAGAGAACATGGCACAGAGTTCATTAAAGCCTCCACTTATCCAGAATCAATAGCAAAACAATTGAACATTGTATATAAAATGCTACCACACAAGAGACTTGAGATAGGTAAAAAAGCAAGAGAATGGACGATTAAATACTTTGGAGTAAAAAATATTGCAAAAACTTTAGAACAATTTATAGATGCTCAATCTATTATTGATTGGGATAAAGTTAAAGAAAACCCAGAAGATAAAAAAGACCCTTATATTAAAATACCAGAAATTGTTGATGATGCCGAATGGCTTATTTTTATGTATCATAATATTTTAAAAATGAAAAATATTGATAGAAACGATTCTGGACATCAATACTGGATGGGTGAGTTTAATAAGGGTGCTAAAAGACCAGATATAGAAAATTATTTTAGAAATATTGCTTTAAAAGAAAATGAAAAAAACAAACAAATCAAATTCGAAGATCTTCTCGATTCTAATGATAAAGGCAGAGTAATATATGTTATTCCAGAAAGCGCAGGGGATGTATTTCTTAGTACCGCTTTATTTAAATCAATTAAAGATAGATATCCAGACTATAGTTTATATGTTGCCACTAAACCTCAATATAAAGATATATTAGACGGAAATCCATATGTTCATAGATGGATAGAGTACAATCCAATTATGGATAATTTAATTTGGCTAGAGGGAAATAATCAACATGATGGATATTTTGACATTGCTTACTTGCCTTATACATGCACTCAAAGAAATTTAAATTATCTTCATAATGGCTTAGATAAACTAGATTTTAGCTTGAATTAAATTATTATTAAATAATGAGACTACTTGACACATACGCAACAAATACTGGTTCAAAAATCGATAAGCCTTTTATTTATTCTAAATATTTTCCACTACCTATTGGAAAGTATATTACGTTTCAAGCTCAAACACCATATGACTCAAGAAACTACTCTTATTGGCAAGAAGTTATTAGCTTAATACATCCTTATTTAAATAAAAATAATATCAATATTGTTCAAGTCGGGACAAAAGATGAAAAACCACTAAATGGTGTTATAAACCTACTAGGACAAACAAATATTAATCAATTAGCTTATATAATAGAAAATAACATTTTACATTTTGGAGCAGATAGTTTATGCGTTCATTTGTCTTCTTATTTCAATAAACTAATAGTTTCTCTTTATAGCATAAGTAATCCAAATGTAGCTGGTCCTCATTTTGGAGATAAAAGTAAACATATTCTTCTTAAAGGCTACGAGAGGACAGGTAATAAAAAACCATCCTATTCCCAAGTAGAATCACCAAAATCAATAGATGAGATAAAACCAGAAGAAATCGCTGGAGCAATCCTAAAACTTCTTGATATAAAATATTCAAATCTACCAGAAAGTATATATTTTGGTAAAGATCTTAATGCTAGAAGTTTCGAACTTATACCAGATGAAATAACTGATGTAAATTCTATATCAATTGAAAATCCTATAGTGAGAATGGACTATTGCTTTAATGAACAAGCTTTAGAAAATATACTGTCAGCAAAGAAAACTATTATTTTCACAAATAAATCTATTAAAAAAGATCTCATTAAAAAATACAAAAAGAATATTCTCCAAGTAATTTACATTATAGAAGAAGACAATGATATAAATTTTGTTAAACTATTAAAGAATAATTCAATTAATTATACTCTACTTTCATTTTTAGAGGAATCAATTTTAAATAAATATAAAATAGATTACATGGATTATAATCTCATAATTGATAAAAAACACAAAACAAAAGAAGACGCGAAAATAATAGACGCAAATAATCTTTTTTATAAATCCTCGAGAACATTAGTCTCCTCAAAAGGTCAATTTATATCTAGATACGATTGGCTATATAATTCTGGTAATAAAGTAGTAGATGATCCAGAATTTTGGAAAGAAATTGATAATTTTTATATTTTTAAGTTGACTTAAACTTTAATATGGGGTATCATTCTTAAATGAGCCCTAAAATTAAAACAGAAGAAAATACAATTTCAGTAGCTAGTTCTGAACTTATTAATATGCAAATACACCCACAAGAAGAAAGCAAAGATGCAACTATCCAAGTAGTTCCGCCAAGACTAATAACAAGAAACAAATATGGCTTAATTGAAGACGCAAATATAAATTACATTTATAATGATGATGGAACAATTAATTGGCGCAAAATGGTAAAAACAGAATACCTAGTCAATAATAGGCAAAAAACCCAAGAAACAGATGTATCCAAACTAGAAGACAAAGATCTTCTAATACTATTAGGTGGAATAAAGGAGCTTGCCCAAATTCGAGGATATTCTAAAGTAGAGTATAATGTTGTATCTGCAAACGATACATATTTCGCTACGAGTTGTAGGATCACTTGGCTGCCCAATTACGAAACAGACGGCAGAGAAATAGTCTTTGAATCATTAGCTGATGCTACAGTAAATAATACCAAGAGTTTCGCTAAATTCTTCTTGGCCGCAATTGCAGAGAATAGAGCCTTCGTAAGATGTGTTCGTAATTTCTTAAAAATCAATATTGTATCTCAAGAAGAGTTAGGAGAAGCAAAGTTATTTGATTTTGCTCAACCATCTAATGAAAATCCTACTTCTCCTCAATCTGTTTTAGAAAAGACTATGAAAGAAAAAGGGGTGAATTTTGAATCACTTAAAAAAAGATTAATTAAAGATAATTTCGAGAATGCAGAAAATTTAAATTCTATATCAGATATACCCAAAGTCAAACTATTTGAACTAATAGATAGAATTAAGAAAATTAAAGATTAATATTCTTTATATTTTACTAATTGATTTCTTACGAAATATAAATTAATAAAAAATCCACAAAACGCACTTAAAATATTACTTAACACAGGATAAGTTAATGTAACGAATGGATTAATAAAAAAACTAAGAACTAAAGATATCCAAAAACTAGAACATTCATGGCAAAGCAAGGGTTTATGAATATAAGGTATTTTAACTAGAAAATTACGAAAAGGTCTAGCTACTTCAGTATCACTCCAAGCATAAGTTATGCTTAAACAAAGAAAAAGATATGTTAAAAAATTATAAAACATTTCCTTTTCCTCTAGATCGTTTTATTGATTTTTCTTCTTTTCTTTTAACTATATTTTTTATATTTTCTTCAGAAAACATATAAGAAAAAAAATCTTTTTCAATTTCAATTTTTGATATAAGATAATTTGCTGTTCGACCCCTACAAGAACAATTAGGATTATTTTTTAGAGTAGTTAAATCGGCAATTATTTCGGGAAATTTCTCTTTTAAAGAGTCGAAAACAGCATCATCTTTTATGAAAACTTTTAAAAAAGCATGAGATCTTATTATATCTTTTATTTCCATATTTACAATATTATAATATATATATTATTAAAAATCTAAAAATTATGGTTGGAGATACATTACTTTTGTTTCAATATATTTTGCTTCATTGTCGCTACTTAATACTGAATTTGTATTAGTAAGTATATTATTTGGTAAATTAAATGTGGCTAAATTTAAAGAAGATTGATATTTTTTTATAGATATATATTGTCCAGCGTCAGGAGTAATATATCCTGAGTTTGGTAAATTACGGAGATTTGCTATAAACATATCATTGCTTGCGCTCGTATCAAATGAAATATCTTGTTTTATTGGATATTGAATATATATATTATCTGGTAAATAATTGCCAATAGTGTAATTAGTTACGCGATTTATATTTATATTAATTCCAAAAGATTCTACTCGGTTAGAGTTGAAAAGTGTTAGGTTTGAGTCTATAAAACATGGATCTCCAACATTAAATGTATTTAAATTTACTGGTTTAGGAATAAAGTATATCTCAGAATCTGGCCAATTAAAAATAATCCCTCTTATATCAACAGTTGGATATTCTCCTAGTTTATAGTTTAAGGAATAATTAGTTAAATATCCATCTGTAAAAGTTACATATTTATCACCATATTCAATTTTACCAGAAAATGAACTAACTCCTGTATAAGTTAAAAATCTATCAGTATCACTTAATATATAAGATAAGTCAAATTGAACGACAGGAAAACCATTTTTTGTATAATTAATAGAATTATCTATAGATATTTGAGGAGCTATCTTAAGATCAACGCCAACATTAAAACTTTTTATTCCAGATACTAAAGAATCATTTAGATAAAAGTTTTGATTTTCTATAGAATAGACATTAAACATTAACTATAATTACACTTCTTTTAAGTGTAAAATATAAGAGGTAAAAGGTATATGGCTAGTATTTACGATACAGTTTCAACTTGGCTTATAGGATCTACTTATAAGAAGTACGATATTGTAAAAGGTAGTGATAATAAATACTATTATTCAATAATAGATTCAAATGTTGGTCAAAATCCAATCACTTCAAGCAATCTTCAAGTTGAGTGGGATGGATATATATCTTTAAATAGTGTATTATATCCAAATTTTTGGTGGAAACCTTCTTATGGAGCGGAGTTTTTGAATAGTCCTAGAATAAAAATAAATCAATTTGGAAATGGTTATCAACAAAGAATACAAGACTCTATTAATAATAATTTAAAACAGATCGGTTTAAATTTTGAAAATAGAAGTGAGTTAGAAACTGTATCAATTTTACATTTTTTACAAGAAAGAAACGCTAAAGAAAGTTTTGTTTATAATTTACCCACAATTTATTCAAAACCAAATGTCAAAACTATGTTCACTTGTCCTTCATGGACAGTTCAGCCCGTTTCCTATAATCTTTATAATATAAAAGTTGAATTTTCTGAGGTAGCAGAATAATATGTCTGTGTCCCAAAATCAAACTTATTTATCAATTGTAAGTGGTAGTAGAGATATTAGAGAAAATATTCTATCTTCTAGTCCATCACAATTAATTGAATTATTTGAAATAGATTTTTCTGAAGTTCATCCAGTAACAAAAACATTAAGCTACGGAAATAATCAGCCAACTAACATGGGAGTTTTACGTATTTACAATAATTTTAATTTATTTAAAATAACAAATAATCCATACGGGATAATTAATTGGCAAAATAATTCTTATTATCCATTTCCTATAAAAGCAGAGGGATTCGAGTTTAATTCATCCACTACATTACCTACGCCAAAAATATCAATATCAAATTTTTCTCCTGATAATTCTAACAATTCTTTCTATAACTACATTAGAATGCAAATTCAATCTCTTGATGATATAATTGGCGCAAAATTTACAAGAATTAGAACATTTTTAAAATATTTAAATTCTTCAAACTTTCAAGAAGGATATAATATATATGCAACAAATACTGGAATTTACGAAATAGAACTTCCAAAAGACATATACTACATAGATAGAAAAACTATAGAAAACGCTTCTATTGTTGAATATCAACTTAATACAATTCTTGATTTAGAAAATTTAACTTTTCCAGGGAGGACAATATATTCAAAAAAATGCCCTTTTCAATATCGTGGAGAAGGATGTTGTTATGAGTACAATAGCAGATTGACTTCATTGCATAGTGGAATTTACGCAGATACAGTGAATCCTGACTTTAATGCAAAAGGCCTTTTAACTGCTCCGCCAGTAGCAACAGAAAATAATCAATTATTTATTGGTGAAATTTTTTCTACAGGACAAATTGGGGGTAGCGCAGGTAATGCAATATACAGAATTACTGGATCAAATCAAGGAAACAATGGTGCACTTGGCAATTCTGGAGCTTGGAATATAAATAATACATATGTTTCTGGTGATTTTGTTTTTTTAGAAAATAAAAATTTAAAAAATTATTTTGTTTGTATTCAAAATCATATCTCAAATGTTTTTGATACACCTTTAAATAAAAATTATTGGGTAGCAGATATTTGTTCTAAGGATATTTCAGCCTGCAGACTTAGATGGTTGAAAAATCCTGCGTTTAGACCAGTTATTTGGCCAACCAATAGAGGAGGAGAAACTTATGATAATACTGCGAAAAGAATTTATTGGACGTATTATGGTAACGAAAGCCTTTGGGTAACTGGAGTTAATGGTCAACAAGTAAATTTTCCTAGAAGACCTGGATCTGAAAATCCTAGTTCTCCAAATTCTCATGGAATTCCTAAAGATGCAAACGGTAATTATTTAAATGGATTTTTACCGTTTGGCGGATTTCCTGGAACAAATAAACCAAATGTTTAATAAAAAAATTAAAGACTCTATTCGGGAAGCATGCTTAAAAGATGATGCACAAGAAGCATGCGGCTTTATAGTTTTTAAAAATGATTTTATGTGTATTCCATGTAAAAATATAGCTCCTGATCCAATTAACTTCTTTAAGATTTCTTCTATTGATTTTTTGAAAACAAAATATATATATAATAAAATATATTATATATATCATAGTCATATAAGTGAAAACTGTGAATTTTCTGAATTAGATAAAGCATGCTCTGAATCTTTAATGATACCAATCATATTACACAATATTAAAAAAAATATATTTAAAGTATATGAATCAACTAATTTAAAGAAATCAACCCCAACGATAGATTTTGCATGTAATTCTTTAGGATAAAAGTATGATAAAAGTCAATTTACATGGTAAATTAGGGCAAGATATTGGAGAATCTTGGGATCTTGAAGTTTCAAGCGTAGCCGAAGCTTTAAGAGCAATAGAAATAAATACAAAAAAATTAAGAAAATATTTATTAAATAATTTAGATTATGGATATGAAATATTAATAAATAGCACTCCTCTTTTTTCTGAAATTCCAGACATTAAAAATATAGAGGAAATTAAAAATACAGAATTATTTATAATTTTAAATGAGAAAATTGAAACAATAGACATTGTCCCTTGTTTAATTGGTGCAGACTTCTGGCAAAGCGCTATCAACTTTATTAAAAGTCCAGCTGGTCAAATAACAATAGGTGCATTAGGATTATTAGGTGGAGTAGGAATTGGGTTTGCTTTCCCTAGCTTCACGCCTCTTGGAATTAGTATTGGAGTAGCTAGCATAGGTCTAATTACTAATGGAACTAGCGCATTATTATCTAAACCTCCACCAAACATACCATTTACAGCCAGACAAGCCGATCCAATAGCTGGAACATCAGCTGGAGCAAATTCATATCTTTTTAGTGGACCATCGAATACAGTTGGGGAAGGTGGACCAGTGCCAGTAGGATATGGTACTTTATTAGTTGGTGGAAATAATGTTTATGGAAATTATAATATATTATATAGAGCGTATGTAGGTAAATATGATAGCGTAACTGAACAATCTATTCTTGAAGGAGATAATCAATATATATTCAATTCAAGATGTTATCTAATAAGTCAGAGTTCCCTATCTTCAATTCCTTTTTAATTTATGGCAATTAATAAATATGCAGATGGCTTGACTTACGTATTATTTCCTGGAAATTTAGGATATGGAGCGGTTGGATATAATTTTCCAAATAGCACTGCTCAAGATGATGGTGGTGGAGTTGGAGCTATATCTTTATCTTTTAGCGGTTCTACTATTCCATATCTTGGCACAGAATATGTGACAGGTTGGGGATATGGACCTAGTGGATTTTATTCTGCTTATACCCCATTGGCAACATTAAAAAATGATACTTATAAAGATTTTAGAGCGGGATTCACGAATCCACCGCCAAATACAACATATTCAAACGTAGATAATAATGCTCCAAATTTAAAATCTATTTTTTCTGTAGATAAAAGTAGAGCAACTGAAATTGCTTATGGTAGTAAAAAAAATCTAACAGCACTAAGTTCTATTTCCGAAATAAATATTTTAGATTTAGTTTGCGAAGGTCCAATTGAAGGTTTTCCTACTGGAAAATATTATTATAGTTTAAGTGGTAAAACTACTGGAGATATTGGTTATAGTTCATTTAGTTTTGAACCTTACGGATCAACAAATAGTGTGCCACAAGCTAGATCTATATTCTGGGACGAAGTGCCGCTAGCAGATCAAAAAGGATTTAATAATTTTCAATATTCAGATTATAAATTTACTTATGGAGAAAAAACAAATGATCATACAGTTTATAATCCATATTTAAATCTTTATGAAGAAAGAAGAGATTACTTTGGAAAACAAGTAGATAAAAATAATATACCAATTCAAACTTCTGTTACAAAATCAATTGGTGAAAGAATTTATGGATTTTATCTCATCAGCGGTAGCCAAAGAGTAGTAACACCAAAAACATATTACATATACAATACAGACATTTCCTCTATAAAAATTAATATTAAAATATCAAGTCTATATGAACAAATAGTTAAAGGTACTAATGCTGGGGATATAGAACAGCAAGAAGCGCAATTTCAATTTATAATTTATAGACTTTTAAAAGATTACTCTTTAGTCCAATTAGACACTTCAAAATATCCACCTTTTGAAACAGATGCTTGGTCAAATGATGAAATAACTCTAAAGGGTAAGATTTCAACTTCACCAATCATTTGGACATACGAAGTTACACTAAGACCATTTGCCGAAAATAGACCAACTTTTCAATTGTTTAATGATCAAATTGGTTGGGTAGTAGATATTATCAAAACATCTAGAGAGGCTACTTCTTCCAGTATTATGACCGAAACTTCAATAGATAGTATCACAGAAGTTTATTCTGATAGATTTGTTTATCCAGATTCTGCGCTAATATTTTCAAAATTTGATGCAAGATATTTTAGCTCAATTCCCAGTAGATCCTATTTACTAAAACTTTTAAAAGTTAAAATTCCTGTTAATTATGATCCTATTAAAAGAAGCTATAGTGGTCCTTGGAATGGTAAATTTAAAGTTGCATGGACAGATAATCCAGCATGGTGTTTTTATGATATTATAACAAATAATAGATTTGGATTAGGTAAATATATAGATTCTAAACTAGCAGATAAATGGAATTTATTTGAAATAAGTCAATATTGCGACCAATTAGTAAGTGATGGAGTTGGTGGATTAGAGCCAAGATTTAAATGCAACGTATATTTTGGCACAAAAGAAGAAGCATATAAGGTTTTAAATGATATGGCAAGTTTATTTTTAGCCATAATTTACTATTCTGCTGGTCAAATATTCTTATCTCAAGATTCTCCAAAAGATTCAATTTATTTATTTAATAATAGTAATGTTATTGCACCTGGATTTTCTTATTCTGATGCTTCGAAAAAATCGAGAAAAACAGTAGCAATAGTAAGATATAATGATGAAAACGACAATTATAAACCAGCCATAGAGATAGTTGAAGACGTTGGAGCCATGCTTAAACTTGGAGTTAGAGAAACAGAAATTACGTCTTTTGGATGCACAAACAAAAATCAAGCAAGAAGAGCTGGAAAATGGCTTCTTACAACTCAAAATTTAAATACAGAAATTGTAGAATTTCAAGTAGGTTTAGAAGGTAGCTTTGTAAGGCCTGGAGATGTTGTATCTATTTATGATCAAACAAGAAAAAATTTAAGTTATGCAGGTAGAACTGTAGAATTAACAACTGGATATGCAGTATTGGATTTACCATATAATTCTACAAATACATATGCATTAAGTGGTGTTAATGCAAATAATTCATTCATGTTTGACGTTATAACTCCAACATATAATTTAGATTTTGGAACAAATTTGGGTGATTTGTATGTTACAGGTTATACCTCTTCTGTAAATTCTTCTGGAATTAGTGGATTAAATAGTTCATTTTTCAAAAGAAGCCAAATACAATCTATTAAAATTAATAGTCCAAAAAATTATATAACAAGTGGATCTGGAATATATTCTAATAACATACGAATAAACTTTCCTTCTACTTTATTAAATATAAGTAGTGGATATTTATTTCCTCAAAGTGCACCATGGATTATAAATATAGATACCACTGGTTATTTGCCCGCAGGGATCAATACAAGGTCTAATATAAATAATGAAGCTCAAACTGTTTATCCAGGTTATTATTTAGAATCTTATTTAAATAAATCTCAAAAATATAAAGTTTTAAATATTATAGAAAATGATAATGCTATATTTACAATTAACGCTCTAAAATATGATGATCAAAAATTCAAAGATATAGATAATATTGGACAACTAGTTAATGTACCAATAAGACCAAGTCTACCTGTTCAACCTGAATTAAGACTTAGTACTATTTTTAGAGATAAAAATGGTTGTTATTATATCCCATATCTTAATGATTATGCATCATATGGGTGCGGAGATCCAACTTTAGGTGATGTACCCTACTCAACAAATCAAGGTGGGATTAATAGTATAATATATGATATAATTCCACCAGCAAATTCTTCAAATACTGTTTATCATACATATGTTAAAACTGGTACAAATTTTAATTTTGATACAACGACAGAGTCTTTTGTAAATGCAATTTCAATCGAAAATATAAAGACTGGAATATCATATAGTTCCGCTTTAGCAACACCAATATTTCCTCCTTATATAACTCCACTTTATACTGGCTTTTATTATTTTAGAGTTTTTGCACAAAATAGTATAGGAGAAAGATCCTCACCAGCTACAGGATTGTTAATCTTTAGAAATCAAATTTCTGCAGCTGACGTAACTGCGTCTGGAATTAATATATACTAATTATGAAAATAAATAATCTTGATTTAACTTTCGAATGGGACACAATAAGAAACATTCCAGAATATTTTGGAATTTATGAAAATTTTCCTAATTATGATGTTATAATAAAAAATACCGAAAATGAATCAATACAAGAGTTTAAAAATATTAATGATTATAATCCAGCAATAGATAGATCTAGCAGAAAAATACCTGGTACTCCAAAAATAAAATTTTACAGTTCTGTTTCTAAAAATAAAGCTAAAAGTATTTTTAAATACGATTTCATAAATAATTATTTAAAATACAAAGAATTTAAAAATAAATTAGGATTTTTTAAAAAATTAAAATTTGAAATTAAATATAATAAATCTGAAAAAACTTTTGAAAATGAAATAGAGTACGATGAAATAGAAAATTTAAGTAAAAATCTTTTATTAAATAAAATATATAGAAGTTCAGATTATGTTAGTATGAAAATGTTAATAAATAAAGATTATTTTGATGAAAAAAATATATTTTCTTTTTTAATTTTAAGCGAAGTTTCTAATAAAATTTTAAAAAATAAAAAATTAAATAATATATTCATAAAAGATATTAAAGATAAATGGTTAAATGTAAATAATTCAGTAACATTGCTAACTATTCCTTTTCTTGAGACTGACATAGTAGAGATTTCAGAAAATTTAAATATTAAAATTATTCCATTAAATTATTTTCAATCTGAATTATATTCTTTTTTAATTTCAAAAGAATCTGAAGAAGATGTAAATAGTTTATATCAAGAATACTTTCCTAATCAATGCTTTAATATTGGAAAAATTTATAAACAATCACTAAATAATGATACCGTAGCATTTTATCAAAATTACATATATTTATTTAATAAAGATAGTATTGAAACTAATTCATTACAAACAGATTTAAATATAAATGATATGATTTTTAATAAATATTTTCCTTTACTTAATAAGGCTCAATCTAACAAAACGATCTGCTTATCTGATGATTTAAACACTGATGATGTTTTAGATAATACTTACAATTTAGAAAAGGATTATTTAGGATATTATGCAAAAGGTTTAATTGATTATGAGGACGTTGTAATAGATCTTGATTATCTTCAAAATCAAGGTATCAGAAGCGCTAAAATACTAGAAATTGAAGAATTACCTGATACTTGTAATATTTATATTGAATTTATAACATCTTTTTATAACAATGAAAAATTTTATATAGAAACTAGTAATAATCTTAAATTCCATGAAAAGTATAAAACATTAATTGAAGATAAAGAATATATTACTTTATTATTTAAATACTCTTATGATCTGCAAAATTTAAATGAATATTTAAGTGAAAATAGTTCCATTAATAAATCTCAAATATTATCAGACAAAGACTTAATCAACTTTTCTGTTAAATTAATAATATAATTATCTTCTGAGAATCCCGCCAGGTCTTTGTTGTTGACTGATCACTTCCATTACTTGATTTTTGATTAAAGTTGCCAAAGCCTTGCTATCTTCACCTCTTTTTTGATTGTCTTCTTGAGCACTTGAAGTGGAATTTTGATTCATATTATCAGATGCTACTTCTCCACCGCTGACATTAACTGTTATGTTTACATTATTTGTAGAGACAGCGGTACCTACTTCACCTACTTGATTCATTGAATTACCAACTGTTCCACCATTAGCAAATTTTCTTGCTCTACCAGAATTGAGATCATCAAAGAATTTTTTACCATAATTATTAACAGCCTCTTTTCTCATTACAAATTCACCACCCATTAAAAGAGCTGGAATATCATCTTTACCACTAGAGCCACCGTTTGCAAAACCTTTAATATATCCACCGCTAGCTTTACCTACTTTTAATCTTCCTCCAGAATATGGTGCAGGTTGAGTAGGCGTATAATCAGTGCTACCATAACCAGATCTTAAATTTACATCATTTACAGGCCTAGCTCTTCTTACTTCTTTAGAACCCAATGGAGATCCAGGGGCAAATAGCAAATCAAATCCTCCCATTGATGAAAATTGACTTCCTGCTGCTCCTAAAAGACCAAGACCAAAACCCATGAATGCACCCCTGCTTTTTGCACTTTTTTGATTATTATATTCATCTTGTATCTGCTGATTCATTCTTATATTTTCTTCAAGAGCATCTCTATTAGACTGCATAACGTCTTGCACGTAATTTAAATAATCATATAAAGCTGCTTCTCTTTCTTTACGTTTGGCATTTTGTGGATTATTTTCATCAGTTATAGCTTGTAAGCTTAATCTTTGATCAATTACATCCTCTCCTGCAGTAGGATAAAGAGCATCATTATATCTATAAGTATTTGCTCCGAAAAATTGAGCTTCTCCACCACCAGCAAATTTTTGGACTCTTCCGCCATATTTAAAATAATCATTATCATCTTTCTTTTTACCAAATACTGAAGATATACCCTTAAGCATAGGAGCAAACCCTGGGTTTGTTGCTGCACCTTGAATAGATGCTTGGGCGGCCATTGCCATCATCATAGGCTGTAGTCCACCAAAAAAGTTTTTTTGAACTTTTCCTTCATTTAACATTTGTAAATATTCTGGACCATATTTGTTGACTGCATTTTTTCTTATAACATATTCTCCACCACTTAACATAGCTGGAACATCATCTTTATTTCCTGATCCGCCAGTTACATTACCACCAGACGAATAACCTTTTATCATTCCGCCTTTTGATTTGGATAGACCGCTTAAAAAATCTCCGATTCCACCAACGATACCGCTAGTACTACCAAAAAGTGAACCAAAAATTTGATTTGTTGCAAATTCTAATGCTAATTGTTGTATTCTATTACTAATATTAAGAGCCATTTTTGTAAAAGCATCACTAGCAGTTT